CACTCTGGTCGATGTCCGGTCGAAACCATACAGCCGGAAATATGCCTTCAACGGCAAGCGCCTCGATCCGGTGCTGGCCCAAGCCGGAATCAAATACATTTGGGGAGGTAAAACCCTGGGCGGTTTCGGGGAGATCACCGACCGGGCCATTGGCAAACTGGCGGAATTCCAAGCCGGAAAAAAGATGTGCCTCATGTGCATGGAAGCGGATCCGGACAAGTGCCACCGGAAATATGAGATCGCCGCTCGACTGGAGAAAAATCACCAGGTGCCCGCCACCCACTTTGTGTCCGGTCCGAATGGTGGCTGGACGCAGGTTTAAAGAAACGCTCTTCCATTGGGGCCACCAGTAATTCGGTGGCCCTTTTCATTCCATAAATACCCGATGTCAAAATATGAGGCAGTGCGCACGGTCTTCGTAATCGGAATCCCAACGAATGGCAACCGAAGTTTGGAACGGAAACTATAGCCTAAATGTGTTCAGGCCGTATGGTTTTATCTCGTGGCTATCGCGGGGCGGAGTTTCGTTGAACCGTTTAGTTGGGTGATTTTTTTGAAAGAAATTGATTAATTCTACCAGAGAGTGATTCTGGATTTTTTAGCTCGCACTCCCAAACAACCAATACGTCCCAACCCATATTTTCCAGATTTTCCAATACTTCCCTGTCTCTCTGAACATTCCGTTCGAGTTTGGGTACCCAATAATTGATATTTGATTTTGGGACATGGCCATCTCTGCACTCTGTATGCTGATGCCAGAAGCAACCGTGAACGAGGATTATTTTTTTACGGCTTGAAAAAACGAGATCAGGTTTGCCCGGCAAATCGCTTCGATGGAGGCGATAGCGGTATCCCAAACCATAAACAAGACGTCTCACAACCATTTCTGGTACCATATCCTTACTTCGGATACGGCTCATTGTTTTGCTACGAATTTCTGGGGAGAATCTATCCGCGATGAGCCTACTCCTTTCCAAGTGCTTTAAGAATGGCATTACGATAAACGTTTTCTTCAGGAAGAGTAACGTTATTGAAAGCTTCTTGGACTTTATAAACAGTAGTTGAATGGGAAAGTGTTTCTTTTAGAGGAACCAACTCGCTATCGTTTGCTAATTTCTCCATATCGTGGTTATAGGCGATAAATGTAATCGACGCCGGTTGAAGTGCATAGCGAATAAGCCCATCCTGCCCGCCAAGTCTGTTTGCGATACGTTCAAAAACAGGATGAGGACAAACAAAAAACAAACCCTTCTTACACATTTCTTCTCGCTGAAGAACCTGTCCTTTGTATATCAACTGAGGAAGGATTCTCTTTGATACATTTTCCCAGTTCAAGCCGGCGGTTGTCTTTACAACGTTACGATTGGTTTTGAGTTCTGAATATCCATTTCGGTAGTTTCCTGTGGTATCAATGGTCTGCACCTCTACCGCGACAAACTCTAATAAATCTCCTTCTTTATCCAATTTGGCCAAAACCCAATCCACGAAATATCCGCCTCTTCCAGACTTTTGCGGTAGGCGTAACTCTCCGCCCCAACGCTTACCGAAAACAGCAACACAGGATTTCTTTTCAGCTCTGGCAGCGGAAACTGCTTCACGCCCAGGAACCAGGTCTATAATTTCTCCAAACGATTTCAGAGATACATCGCGAAGTATCCTATAGTTTTCGGCATAAAGCCGTATCGGACAGCAGATTACAGGGCCGGATGTTATAGGCTTCAAGGTGCAGACACCAGAAATGATACCATCGTTAAAGGTCTTCTCGCACCTCTCTTTGATAATTGGGCATTGTTCATGCTCAACTGCTTCTTGGGCCTTTTTTGACTTGTCGTCAGAACGATACCCGAAAAATTCCCATATTGTTCCAGCCATTATAATGCCTTTGCCACATCTTTGGTTTCGGAACTTAACGCGCACGCCAATGAACGGCCAATTGCCGCAGCAAGCAATGGTGGTACTGCATTACCAACTTGCTCATATTGTTCAACACGTGACCCAATAAAATGAAAGGTGTCAGGGAATGTCTGAATTCTTGCGGCTTCACGGACTGTAAAAGCACGATCCTGATTATAATGAAAATATGCACCCCAGTGTGGATCGCACTTGGTTAAAATTGTGGAAGCTAATCCGTTAGGGTTCACCCGCCCATAGCGTTTAGTGTGGTCTGAGCGCCTGGCCCTTTGCATACCCTTCGGCAACAAGTTTACCGGGATATTCGTCCAATTCCCTCCTGGCGGTATGAATGCCAATCTTTCCATGTTAATCTTACCCAGCCGTGCAGCTTGGTGATTATGAACACCTTTTGATCCAGCACGCATCGCACGTTGGAAATCATTCATCGGTTTGGTTCGGTACTTCATTTCTTCTTCTCCAGCTTGGCCATTTTTCAGTACAGGAAGGTCACTTATAGCATCTTTAACCGAGATAAATGATGGTAACTCTACTTTTCCTGGTAGAGCTACGATATTTCGCCCATCAAATCGTGATGTGAAATTTACTCTGATCGGTGCTTGCCGGATCGGTTCTGGGAAGGTTGGCGATAGATCCCCCGAATCACGCAAACCAATGATTATCGTTCGCCATCGCGTCTGCGGCACACCATAGTGCGGTGCGTATAATATTTTTACATCTGAATTGTAGCCATGCCCTTCAAGCGTTGTCAAAATTGCCTGTAGTGTCATGCCGCCCCCGAATGAGACTAGGCCGGGCACGTTCTCTATAAGAACGGCTTGAGGAAAAAACTCATCCACGAACCGAAGAAATTCCTTGAAAAGGTGATTTCTCTCATCATCCGTGGAGCGGACTGGGGCATTTATAGAAAATCCCTGGCAGGGTGGACCTCCGGCGATTAAGTCCAGTTCGCCCCTTTTAACTCCAAGGCGTTTTCGAACTACGCTTGCATCAACCTCGCGAATGTCGCGCTGATCGATAATTGAATTTTTATGATTGGCTGCGTAGGTTTTAGAGTAGCAATATTTTATTTCGTTAGCGTAAAGACTATTGAAGCCAGCCTCACGGAGCCCTTCAGATAACCCACCAGCCCCTGCAAACAGGTCAATCATATTGAATTCATTTTGTATTTGCATTAATTCACTCCAACAGAACGTCGAGATTCAGCCATGCTTTAGATATGTGCATCCTTCATACCACAAACCAGCGTATTTTACCAAATGGTTGCGCTTTGATCAGCCTGCCTGATCAATACGGTAACCTGAACCATTTTTCCATTCCATTCACAAACCACTCCCTCCTCTATTGTGCGGCCCTTTTTTCATTCCCCCCCCACATATGTTTTTTTTGCCTTCTAAAAAACCATGTCAAGACTTTTCCTCAACCATTCTTGCACCATCCTTCCCCTATTTCTCGCCATTCCTGGCAAATTCGAAATAACCCCATGATACGGTAACCAAAAAAAACGAACCACCACATATTGGGGAGAAGCGGGGGATGTCGAAAACCAACCAGGAAAAGCTGGACGAAGTTGAAGAAGCGATCACCCAGGCCCTTGCCAGCCAGGAATTGAACCACGGCGGGGACCGGGGAAGCGTCCGACGCCCCGACCTGAAAGTCCTGTTTGCCGAGCGGGAGAGGTTAACGGCATTGGTCCGGGCGGAATCGGGCCGGGGTATCGCCGTCAACCACGGGATCCCGAGGAGGAATTAAAATGCGCCAACCCCAGGCCTGGGAGAACCATACCGCCGCCGCCCGCCAGGAACTATTTTCAAACGTGATAGGTGCCATGGCCGGGCTTACCGGCAAGCCGATCCTTTATGGCCCCACCGGAAAACCCCTCCAGCCTTCCGGGGCTTTCGGTTATCGGCGGGAGGCTTCACAGCGCAAGGGCTCCCTTGAAAACTGGCGACCGCAGAAGGTTTTTGGCAAGCAGGCCGAGGCCATGGAGCGCCAGGAGATCGTTGCCCGCTCCATCGATCTTTCCAACAACGATCCCCACGCCGCCGGAATCATCGATAATTTTGCCGCCACCGTGATAGGGTCGGGCCTCACCCCTCACCCGGTCATGGATCTGGATGTTCTGGGGATCGACAAGGAAAAGGCCGTAAGACTCCGGGGCCAGATGAAAAACAACTGGTTGGATTTTGCACCCACCGCCGATGCGGGCGGGAGGATGTCCATCGGGCAGGTCTCATATCTGATGTCCACCTCCCTCGTTAGATACGGGGAGTACTTCTGTCTACTTCCGATGCTCAAGGATGTCTCCCGCCCCTTCTCCCTGGCCTGCCAGATGATTCACCCGCTCCGGGTCCGAACCCCCGTGGACCTCATGAACGATCCCCGGCTCCGTGATGGTATCGAGCTTGGCGAATACGGGGAAACCGTTGCCATATGGGTCAAGATGATCTCCCGCCTGGGGACAGATGCCCTGTCCGATGTTTCCAGCCACTTCATGCGGATCCCCGTCAAGGTCGGGCACCGGTGGAATGTGATTCACCGGTTCGTCACCAAGGAGCCTGAGCAGGTCCGGGGGATGCCGTTTTTCGCTCCCGCCATGAAGTACATGAGGGACTTTTCCGACCTCCTCAACGCCGAGCTGGTGTCAAACGTGGTCACCGCCGCCCTTTCGTACTTTATCGAGGTGGGGGCCGGAATGGATCCCTATTCACAGGCGGAACTCCTCGCCACTCTCCAGAAACAATACCAGGATGGAGACGGATCCGCCCGCCCCGTGAGATACGAAGAAACCTACCCGGGCCGGATCATGTACGGCGGTGTGGGAGAAAAACCCCACCTGTTGGCCGCCAACCGCCCCGGCACAACCTTCGAGCCCTTCACCCGGACAGTAAAAAAATCAATCTCCCTTGCCCTCAATATCCCTTACCCGATTTTGTTCAAGGATCCGGAGGGCCTGAATTTCGCCGGATGGCGGGGGGCGATGCTGGACGCCTGGCGGGTGTTCACCATGCACCGGACCTGGCACGGCCAGGACCTCCAGATTATTCAAACCATGCTCCAGGAGGAAGCTTGGACCCTGGGCCGCCTGGATATCGACGATTTCCACGCCTACGGCCCGGCCCTGACCCGCTGCGACTGGCGGGGGTCTCCGAAAGGCGACATAGAGCCGGTGAAAATGATCCAGGCTTACCTGCTGGCAAACAAAGGCAACCTGATGTCCCTGAGAATGATCTGCGCCGAATTCAACATCGATTTCGACGGCCTGGTTGAAGATCTCCGCGACGACAGGAAAAAGCTGGAAGCCGCCGGACTTCTGGAGATGTTTAAAAATCCGGACAAACCGGTGCCGATCCCCGAACAAGGAGAAAAGTAAAAAGATGAAAGCCGACGATTTTGCTAAGGGTACCCCCTGGGCCATACACACACCGGCCCTCCAGGAAATGATAGCGCGAACCCCGGAGATCCTGGACCGGATCACACCGGAGGCCCTCACCAAGTTTGTCGAAAACCCGGAGAGTTACGAACCCGACGAATTCCAGCTTCGCGACGGGGTCGCCATTATTCCGGTCTACGGTATGCTGGTCAGGCAGGCCTCTTATTACGCCTATCTTTTCGGCGGGCGCAGCTCCATGACCGATCTTTCCCGGGTGGTGTTGGATGCCGTGAATGACAGCGATGTCGATGCCATTCTCCTGGATTTCGATTCACCCGGCGGAACCATAGCGGGTACCGAAGCTTTCAGCTCCGTCATAGCCGAAGCCAGGGAAGAAAAACCGGTCGTGGCCTTTGCCTCCGGAGGCATGTTGTCCGCCGCCTATTGGATCGGATCGGCCGCCACCCGGATCGTTGCGGAACCCACCGCCCAACTCGGATCCATCGGCGTTGTCACCACCCATTTCGACTGGTCGGAAAACGACAAACAGATGGGCCTCAAAAGGACTGTTATCGCCTCCGGGAAATACAAGGCCATGGGCAACGATGCTCAGCCCCTCCCCCCGGAAGCGGAAAAAGAGATCCAGGCCCGGCTGGATTACCTCTATTCGCTGTTTGTCCACAGCGTGGCCGGGAACCTCAGGGCGGAGCCGGAGCAAGTGCTCCGGGATATGGCGGACGGCCGGGTGTTTATCGGCAGGCAGGCCGTTGACGCGGGCCTTGCCCACCAGGTCGGCGGGATGCAGACCGCCCTTACCCTGGCCGGAGAGCTGGCCGAAGCGCAAGGGCCGCAAACCTATTACTTCAATCTCACGACAAAGGAGAACGCGATGGACCCCAAGAAAAAAACGAAATTGAAACAAACGATTGTCACATTTGCCGGGGAAGCCCCCACCATCATGGAGCTGGCCGCCGCCCTCCCGGATTTGGTTGAGGCGATCAGGGCCGAAGGACTTGCCGCCGCCGATCACACCGACGCCGTTGCCTCCGCCGAAACCCGGATCCTCGATCTTGCCAAAGTTCACTTTGGAACCGAACCCGGAGAGGCTTTTGCAAAAATGGTGGGTTCCGGTGTGACCGTCGAGCAATTCTCCGCGATCCGGGAAATGGCCGGGATCAAAGCCGAAACGGTCTCCGGAGCGCCGGCATCCGACAAGGCGAAAGAGGGACTGAACGCCGCGATTAACGCCGCCGGTCCGGGCAACCCCGGTTCCGGAGGGGGCGCAGACGGCAGCGGTAAGGATTTCATGGCCTTGGTGTCGGAATACCAGGCGCTGAACAAATGCAGCAAGGCCGATGCCATGCAGGCTGTCCAGGCGAGCAACCCCAAGGCCCATGAGGCCTATCTCCAGAAGTATAACTAAGTCCGACGGCAACCGCCCGATGGGGAAACAAAAAACGCCGCAACAGGAGGAAACGACCATGGAACAGAAAAGCCCGAAAACCTTTACCGCAGGCGAGGCCCTGGAGGCGAGACGCCGGGTCAAGGTCAAAGCCGGAACCACCACAACCCCCCCGGAAGTTGAGTATGCCGACGCAGGCGAGGCCCCCGACGGTGTCACCTGTTACGGTGTGGCCGCAGGAGATCTGGTTGCCGTCAAGCTCTGGAATGACGCCGGCACTTTCGAGATCGAGGCCGCCATCGGTACGGCCATCGCCGTCAACACCACCCTTTACGGTGCCGCCGACGGGAAAGTGTCCGACACCGTGAGCGGTACCGCCCAGGCGAAAGCCCTCCAGGCCGCTGCCGCCACCGGCGACCATATCGAGTGCCTGCCGAAACTGGCGTAGGCCACAACCATACTTTAGGGCAACAAAAAAGCACCCCGAACAAGGAGGAAACAAGATCATGAGACCGAAAAACAACTCTGTCGTCTACCGCCCGGATCTGGGCGTGATTGTGACGGAATACGCCACGGACATCAACGCGCAGCCTATCGGGCTCCGGGTGTTGCCCCTTTTCCCCACATCCATGCAGTCCAGCTCATTCCCGGTGATCCCCAAGGAGGCCCTTTTGAGCGCACCCGATGTTTCCCGGGCACCTCGCGGAAAATACCCCAGGGGCGATTGGGAATACGAGCGGGGCAAATACGACACCGCCGAGAAGGGATGGGAGGAGCCCATCGACGATGCCGAGCGTAAGCTCCTCGAGGGCGAGGCCCCCACCGGCCTTGCGGATCATATCGCCACGCAGCGGGCCTGGGGCCACATCATGCGGGGCCAGGAAAAAAGGATCGCCACCACCGTTTTCAACGCCACCAACTTCACGCCCCACGCCATCACCAACGAGTGGGACGATGCCGCCAATGCCACCCCCATCGACGATATCAACGCCGGGAACCTGTCGGTGCGGTCCGCCTGCGGGATGCTGCCCAACGCGCTGATTATCGCCTATTCCACGTTCCTGAACCTCAAGAATTGCGACCAGGTGGTGGACCGGTTGAAATACACCTTCCCGGGTATCGACATCAACAAGATGACCAGCGCCCAACTCGCGGAGATCTTCAATGTTCCGCAGGTCCTTATCGGCTCCGGTGTCTACAATTCCGCCGGCAAGGGCCAGGACGCCAATGTTGTCGATCTTTGGGACAACGAGTACGCCATGTTGACCCGGATCGCCACTCCCGGCTCCAGGGACATGACCGAGGCCTGCATCGGGAGAACCTTCCTCTGGACCGAGGATTCCCCGGAAAACCCCGTGGTGGAAGCCTACCGCGAGGAGTCAAGCCGGAGCGATGTTATCCGGGTGCGCCACAACGTCGGGGAAACCCTCATCAAGTCCTATACCGACGCCGGAGCCGTGGTTTCCGATATCGCCGCCTCTGTCAGTTATCTTTTCAGCAACGTCACCACTTAACCGGGTTTATTGGGTTTATGGAGTTACTTGGGTTGATTGAGTTTTCCGAACCCAACAAACCCACGAACCCAACGAACCCAAGCAACCAACCAGCGGGAGTAGCTCAACGGTCGAGTGCGGTGTCCAACACCGAGATACAGGTTCAAATCCTGTCTCCCGCTCCAGGAGAAAAAAAATGCCGAAAGGGAAAATGACCAAAAAACGGATCAGCCCCTACGATGAATATCGGGGCTACCTGTCCGCCGATGCACAAAAAGCGATCGGTGTCCTGGAAAAAGAGGGCTGGAAACTCTTTGTGGACACCAAGATCGAGGAATCCGGGGAAAAAGACGGCAAACGCCGGCGGACTTTCAGGAACGAAGGTCGCTACCAACTGGTACTCGCGCAAAAAAAGGTCAGGCCGTGACACTGCCAACCCCAAGGCAACAGGCGGCCTCCGACCTGACCGTCTTTTATGACACCGGCAACCCCGGTGTTTATTCGATGGCGTACACCCCAAAGGGATCCGGCACGGCCACAACCGTCACGGGCATTTTCAGCTACGGCGGTGATGAGGAGAACGGAGCCGACGACCACGGGCAAACAGGCACCATCGAGGCCCGTTGGTCGGAAGTAGGGGAGATCATCGAGCGGGATACATTCGTCTTTACTCCGGACGATGCCGCCGCCGAGCAAACCTGGGAAGTGGTCGGAGCCAGGAAATCCCCCGACGGCCTCACCTGGATAATCGATGTCGATAAAGGCTGATACACCATGGCAAAGACGGATTACTGCAAGGACTGTCCCGGCCCCAAAGCCTTGATCGACACCGACAGATGCGAGGGGCAGCGGGCGGTTATGTGGACGGCGATAAAAAAGAAAATGTCGGTCGGAGTGTTTCTGACGATCCTGATCCCCTTTGCCGTGGTGGTGTTGGGGTGGAACGGCTACACCGGCGACAAGCTCATAACGGTTATCGAGATCACCCACGAAAATGCAGAAAAAACCCGGAAGCTGCTTTCGGAATTCCAGCACAACTTCGATCTTGAAAAGGTCCGGAGAGATCACGCTTTCGAAAAAATCATCACCCGCATCGAACAGACGGAAAGCAGGCTCCAGAAAATAGGCAGGTCCACCGAACCCCAGTGGGCCACGGGGGGAGAATAAATGATGCTTATTCCGGAATTTATCATCCTGCACCACAGCCTCACCAAAGACGGTGCCACCGTCTCATGGGGCCGGATCCGCGACTATCACCTGCAGAAAGGCTGGCGGGACATCGGCTACCACTACGGGGTGGAGTTGGCAAGGGACCACTACGAGGCTTTCGTGGGCCGCCCCATCGAGCAAAAGGGAGCCCATTGCCTGGACGGCGGCATGAACCGCCGGGCAATCGGTGTTTGTTTCGTCGGGAATTTCGACCATGAGCCGCCGCCCCGCGAACAATGGCTGGCCGGGGTTCGTCTGGTCAAGAGCCTATGCAACACCCACAACATACGGCCCGACAACATATTCGGACACCGGCACTTTGCCAAAAATAGAACCTGTCCCGGTGCCAAATTCGATATCGCCGCTTTCAAGCGGGAAGTGGAGAGAACGTGACGCCCAACACCAATAGAAGCCAGGCCTGGGAGATCGCCGTTTCAAATGCGCTCCGGACCCGTGAATATGCCAGGAAATGCGGCCTGGTTGCATCGGGCAGCTATTGGAAAGCGACCGGCGAGGACTTAGCGGAAATGACCGGCGGGTGCGGTCCCGGGAAATTCGGTGATTACTTGGTTCCGGATACCATGTACGGCCTTTCCGTCAAGGCCGCCTGTCAGATCCACGATTGGGATTACCGCCCCGGATCCGAAATAACCAAAACCGATGCGGATATGCGGTTCCTGGTCAATATGATCCGAATCATCAAATATAAAACCCGGTTCAAAGTGGTGCGAATTTTTCGTTATCTGCGAGCCGTCAAGTATTACGCAGCCGTGGACGAATTCGGTGGCGGATCCTACACCGGCCCGAAGCATAACCCTGAACCCACAACCCGGAACCCGTAACCATGTTTTCAATCACCTTAAATCCGGATCCCATAATGAAGGATGCCCCCCGGACGTTCCCCCAGGTCTACCGCAAAGCGGTGAAAGAGGCCGTGGGAATGACCGGCGGGCATGTCCGGAAAGGGCTAAGGAAACATATTGAAACCGGCGGGCGGGGCTGGAAGTCGCTTTCTCCGATCACCCGCGCCTTCAAGGAGGGCGGATCCGATTCCCCCCTTTACCGGTTGGGCCGGATGGTTCGATTCAAGGTGACGGGCAGAAAGGGGTTGTTCAAGCTGCGGATTGGTTTTTTCCCCACCCGGAAACTGAGAAAAGCGGAACGGAAAAAAACCGGGGCCACCTATTCCGTTCATTCGGTCAAAAAACAACGCCAGGAATTCAAAGCCCAGTTCGGCATGACCCATGAAGCCCTTGCCCGAAAACACGAATTCGGCAAGGTGGTTCGGGTCACCAAGAAAATGAGAAGGATGTTCGCCGCTACCGGACACCCCTGAAAAAATCCACCAAAACGATCAACATCCCGGCTCGCGGGATGATCCGCCCGGTCGCCATGACCGAAAAACCCCGGATCGGGGCTTACTTCAATATGAGGCTCAAGTCGCAGTTCTACAAGCTGTTCTACCGGGCGCTCGGCAGGGGAAAGGTCAAATGAGCGAAGCCGCGATAAGAGCCAAGATCGTCGAGGTCCTGGAGGGCGTAGCGGACATCGGGCCGGTGAACAACCGGTTCCGGTTCAGAAGAACGCTCTCCAAACTTTTAAACCTCTTTCGATCCACCCCCAGGGGGCCGGTGTGCGGCCACCAGGTCAGGCGGGAAGCCACATCGGCCCAGGCTAAAAACGATCCGGTGGTGGATCGGTTCCACCATTTCCGGATCATCAGCCTTTATGAACTGGACGATGAAGCGGCAAGCGAGATTGCGTTTCAACTGCTGATCGAGAACATGGTGGCCGCCCTTCTGGCGAACCACACCCTTGACGGGACCTGTGTATCGACCGAGCCCCTGCAGGTGGAGGAGATCGACGAGGTGGAATTCAAGGACAAACCATATCACCGGGCCTCCTGTTTGCTGGTGGCTCATGATCGGATGGAATACCCGTAACCAAAGGAGATCACCATGGAACAGGCCTACAAGGCCCACACAACCTATTATGACAAAAACCTGAACCCTATCAGCCGGGAGCAATACGAGAAGCTGCAAGCGGAAACCGCCACCGCCGCTGCAACCAGGGCCGGGAAAGCCGTCACCGCCGCCGCCAAGGATAAAGAACGCAAACGGGAAAAAGCCCTTGAGGCTCAGAAAAGTACCGATCCTGCCTTGGCTCCCGCTGCGACAATCGAGGCCGCCGCGACAACCACACCGCCCGACGAAAAGGAGAACTAAATCATGCCGATGCTACGCCGAAAATCCCAGGTCGCCGCTAAGCTGGAGAGTGTCGAGGGGACCGCAGAAACAATAGCCGGAGCCGATGTGTTCAAAGCGTTTGGGCCGGACTGGACGCCCAATATCGACCCCCACAAGAGAAACCCGGTAAAAGCCAATATGTCGAAAGAACCTAGCGTAATGGGAAAGCGGAGCGCCACCATGTCCTTTATGACGGAGCTGGTGGGATCCGCCGCCGGATCCGCTATCCATTTTGCGCCTGCCCTCAAGGCTTGTGGGGTTGCCGAAACCCTGGTTGCCAGTACCAGCGCCACCTACAAACCGGCCAGCGCAAGCGTACCCTCCGCGACCCTGGCCCTTTTCCGGGACGGCGGCCGAAAGCTGTTGTGGGGTGCACGGGGAAATTTCAAGCTCGCAGGTGTCGTTGGTGCCCCCGCGCAGTTCAATTTCGACATGACCGCAGCGGATTTTTCCGTTATCGACACCGCGCTGCTCACCACCGGTGTCAACCTGAACGACACCCTTCCCCCGGTGTTCCAGAACGCCACCGTGTCGATCGATGGCTTTGGCCTCACCATTCAGCGGTTCGAGCTCAACGCGGGCAACGTGGTGGGGGTGAGAAAGAGCGCCGCCGCTTCAAGCGGCCACCTCTCCGCGTTTAAAAAAGACCGTGAGCCCACCATCACCATCACGGTGGAAAACGAGCTGGTGGGAACAGAGGACTTCCTGGGGAACTGGCGCGCCGGTGCCCTGATGGCCTTTTCAGCCGCCTTCGGATCCGTCGCGGGCAACACCATGGCCGTCACCGCCCCGGCCCTGCAATACCAGAGCGTCAAGCCCACCGACCTGGAGGGAATCGACGGCCTCGACATCACCGCCCTTTGCTGTGGTGTCAGTGGTGATGATGAGTGGCAATTCCAGATCGTATAACCAACCACCGCCGGTGGTCGATGGAAGGCGGCCGCCATAACAAAAACGGACGAAAACAGGAGACTGAACATGCTGGTAGTAGACGAACAAGCGGTAACGAGAAGCGTTTGGAAAGAATGGAAGCCCAACCCCGCGCAACCGGGGATCCGGACCAAGCTGAAACCCCTCACCAACGACGGATTCCGGGAGATCCGCCAGATGGTCCCGGAGATCATCGAGGAGTTCAAGGAAAAGGGAATCACCCTCACGTTCGATGAGGCCCTCGACATCGGCATGTACCGCGAGATTTTCGAGGACTGGAACGAAAAGGATGTGGTGGATAAAAACGGCGACCCCTTGGGATGCGTTATCGAAAACATCGATACGGTGTGCCGCCTGTTTCCCGGATACGCCAAGTGGGCCGCACGGACTGCGGACGGGCTTTCACGCGAGCTCTCCGACAAGCAGGCCAAGTTGTTAAAAAACTCCAGGGCTACGCAAGGTTCCAGCGAAACCGCCACGCCGGAATAAAGTCGTGTAAGACCTGCCGATTGATGCGGGTTCTGGAGCCTGGCCGGGTTCCCGCATCGTGCCAGAATTGCAAGCCGTGTGAACTAACGGCCCAAAGCCGGGTGTATTGGCAAACCGCCGGGCGCTTTCCGTCAACCCTCCGGAGGGAATCCAGGAAGGTTTCGGTCCCTCGCCAGGTTAACGACGATTTGGTCTACGTCGAGCGGTATGTGGAAACGATCACGGTGGATTACCCCGCCGCCCTTTCCATAGCCGACCGGCTCCCCTGGCTGGATCCGATTTTCATCATCGAGTGCCTGGAGGCGATCAAGCGAGGCTACAATGGCGAATGACGCCAGAATACAAATCCAGATTGACTCCGAAACCGGCAAGGCCACCCTGGTCAACCTTGGCAACGAGTTCAAGAAGGTGGCCAAAAAAGGCGAAACCGCCTTTGAGAAACTCGACAGGGGCGTAAATGAGGTCCGCCGGTCGATGATCCCCACCATGGGGATCGCCTCGCAGTTGGGGGCCGTCTTCGGTGCCTGGCAGATGGGACGCCTGGCCGGGGATTTTGTATCCACCGCCGTCGGAATGGAGAAGTACGAGACCACCCTGGGGACGGTGCTCAAATCCACCGAAAAAGCCAAGGGCTACATGCAATGGATCACCGATTTTGCCGCCTCAACGCCTTTCGAGATCCCCGGCCTCGTCGAGGCCTCCACCCGCCTGGAAGCCTACGGCATGAACGCCAAGAAATACATGCGAACCCTGGGCGATACCGCCGGGGCCATGGGCAAACCCATCATGGCCGCCGTGGAGATGATCGCGGACGCCTCTCAGGGGGAATATGAACGGTTAAAGGAGTTCGGCTTCCGTGCGACGGACGTTGCAAAGGCCGCCGGGTTCGCATCGGTCCAGATGATGAACAGCACCCGGGAGAATTTAACCAAGGGGACCGAGGCCCTCATGCAGATGTTGGAGGACCGCTACGCCGGAGGCATGGCGAAGCTGTCGGGCACCGTCGGCGGAATGTGGTCAAACCTCAAAGATCAGTACACGCAATTCCAGATGGCCGTAATGAACGGCGGAGTGTTCAATTATTTAAAAGCCGGGATCTCCGTTGTGCTGGAGCGCATCGACAAGCTCAAGGCCACCGGAGACATGAGCACATGGGCACAAAAAATTTCGGATACCGCCACCGGCGGGTTCAGTGTGTTGATTCGCGGAGCTGGCCTGGTGGGAGATGCCTTCCATGGTTGGAGAATCATCTGGAGCGGGCTGGAAGCCGGTTTTGCCGGGGTGATGGCGGGGATCACCGCCGGGTACCAGAAGGTGCTCGGCCTCTCCCTGAAAGTCGCGGAGTTTTTTATCGGCTGGAAAAGCGTTTATTCTGGTTTGCAGGACGCTTACAACGAGGTGACCGCCTCAAACACCGCATGGAATCAGGTCATGGAGGACTCCGCCGCGAAAACCGAAACACTGGCCTCAAAAAGCAGCTATTACACTCAGGCCGGGGAGCTGATCGGAAAAATCCGAACCAAGATGGATGAGTACAAAGCCGCCACCGAGAGCACCACCACCGCCGTGACCGCCCTGGGGGCCGAAACGGTGAAGACCGCGCAAGCCTCCACCGATGCGATAGATATCCACACGAAAGCCCGGAAAGCCTATTTTAAAAAGGCGATTGATTTTGAAATCAAATCCGAAGCCGATGCCTTTGCCGACCTGGAGAAGATGGCCAAAAAATCCCTCGACAACCGGGCAAAAGCCCGCGAGGAGTGGAAGCGCCGCACCATCGCCGCCGAAATAAAATCCGAAGCCGACGCCTACGCCGACCTGGAGGAAGCCTACGGGGAGCACGCCGACAACATGGAAACCGAGGCCGGAACCATGGCGGGCAACATGGCCGCCAAGATGGGAGAAAACCTGTTTTCGGTCATCACCGGGGAGATCTCCAGTTTCAAGGAGGTGTGGGACGCCGCCTGGAAGGAGATGGCCCGCCTGGTGATCGTGGATGTTGCCGAAGAAGTGGCCGGAGGGGTTTCCAGTATGATCTCCAGCGCCTCCTCCAGCCTGTTCAGCGG